CTCAGCCCGTCTTGACACGTCGTTCCGACACCCTCCGCATGATCTCGCCATACCGGCCGAACGTCTCTTTCTCGGCGCAGTACAGCGCGTCCACACGCTCGACCAACGCGGCCAGCGTCTCCTCAATAGCCTCAAGACGATCCAGCAGCCCTTCCTCGTCCGTCTTCTGAGTCTTCGCCATCGTTCACCTCACACCACTTTTCTCATCAAAGCTTCCAGCGGGGACCCTGGAGCCACCCGCTCGTTCATTTGCTTGACCGCCGCCGCCGCTTCCGGAGCCATCTCGGCCATGGCCTGGGCCTGCGCCGCCTGCTGCTCGGCTGCGATCAACTCGGCAATCTCCTCATCGTCACGCTGACAATCTTGCGGCAGGCCGTTCGCCTCGGCCAATCGACGCGCGGTCTTGATCGGGTCGATCACGTGCTTGGCCTCCGGCCACGCCGCCAACAGCGGCATCATGGCCTGGAGAGCCTGACTGATACTCTGCGTCTGCTGGTACCGCTGCTGCATCTGCGCCAAGGGCCCGATGTACTTGACGTCGATTTCCCCCCCGTACTCCAAGACGATGCGCGGCGGCTCAGGGATGCGGCCGGACGCGTACTCCAAGTCGAACACCCGGTCGATCAACGGATCGAGACAGTCGTCCTTCAAACGCCCGATCTGGCTGGCCATGAGCGCCGCCTTCTCACCCTGCCGCTCCATCACCTCGTAGGCCGTCATCTGACGCTCGGCCGCGTTTAGCATCAGGAAGAAGTCCACCCGGAACCGATTCCGAATGGCCTGCTCGATCCGCTGCTCACGGTCCACGCCGATGGGATAGTCGATCCGCGTGTGAACGGGACTGATAACCCGCGTGGCGTCCGTGTAGTAGTTCATCGCACGCGGAGCGATGTGCACCTTGCCCCGCATCTCACGCGGCACGTTGTACGGCGGCTCAACCGCCAGGTGACTGGCCCGCAGGAGGTCACGGCTGATCTGGTTTATCATCAAGACATCGCATACGGCGTCCATGGCCGGCGACCGCCCATACGCCTCACGACTGTCCTTGCTCACCCGCCAGACGCAGTACGGATTGCTGTTGTACCCGCCTTTCCGCGCGATCTTCTCGTCCCCCATCGGCACGTACACGCTCAGCCAGGGCTTGCCCGCCGCGTCCAAGCGTCCGGGAATCCGCTCCGTGTTCGGAAACACCGCGTGAATGAACGCGTGCTCCGTGTACGGGTCCTTCTCGGCGTCCCGGACAATCCTCTCCGGCAGGTTCTCCGACCCAAACTCCTGAACCGCCTGACGCGCCGTCAGCATCACCTGGCGATACACCGTGTCCACCCGCCCCCGCCGATCCTCAGCCACGTACACCGTGTACGGGTGAAGCACCCGAAACAACATGTCCGCCCCCGGCTCGTCCTCGATCATCAACGTCGCCGTACCGATGCTCCCCGCATCGTAGAAGTACTGGCCCATGGCCGAGTAAAAACTTGTGTGCTGAAACAGGCTGAACAGGTGCCGCTCCACCCGGTCCAGCCATTCCCGAACCTGCGGATACCCGTTCAACGCGTGCTCGGCCAACTCCAAGCGAAACCAAGGGTGCGCGGGCGAGACGATGTAACCGAACATGCCGTCGGCCCACGTCTGCAACGAATCCGCACCCACGCTGTTGTACGCCCGCAGGCCGCGGCGCGTTTCCACGCCGACCGCCCCGTCCTCATTGAGCCGGCTGCGACGCCAGGCGACCAGGTCGCAAATGTCGTCCCAGTCGTGCTCAATGCGACGACGCCGCTCGCGCAACGCCTTGAAGCGCCGCTTGATCTCTCTGACGAGCGTTGTATCGTCCATGAATCACCCCAACAGGGTTTTGCCGCCGCCCGGATAGCCAAGCGTCGGACGCTCCGTCAACAACGTCGCCCGGTAGCCGACCAGCCGCCGTAGCCGCTGACGCTCACGCCGTGCCGCCTCGTCCAACTCCGGCAACGACCCCACCGCCATCGGGGCCGGGGCCGGAATCGGGGGCGGACTCGCTCGCCTTGCACTCGTTTTCATCGTAGGGCTTCCTGCAATCCGTGCCGCAAATCGTCGTACTCGTTATCGTCAACGTGCCACTGCTCGAACGCGTCTGGACCGGTGTCCTGTATCGCCCCGCTCAGCCGGTCGTGCCGATATGTCACCGCCAGGTAGCGGAACGCGTCCGCCGCGTGAGAACTCCAATCGTGCAGCGGCCGGGCGTCGTACCGCTCCAGCTTGTCGTTCCACGCCTTCCGGTACGCTTCCAAACACTCCACGCCACGCCGGCACCGGTCCGCGTCGAACCAACAATGCGGCAGTAGCATCCGCACCGCGTCGATCCCGTCCGGCACTTGATGATGCACAACTACGTCGAACTCCAAGCCGAGATCAAGCGCGGTCTCGTAACGACTCACCCCGGTGCCCAATTCCCGGACGCGGATATCCTGCGGGGCGTAATGCCCGCCGTACACGTAGGGCTTGGCCTTGACTTGCTGGACGTACCATGCCAGGCCCTTGCCCGACCCCTCAAGGTAGTCTATCAAGCGCACATCATGGCCGATCACCTGAGCGAACCAAATGGCCATGCTGTCGGCCATGCCAAGGTCCCAGAACGTGTACACCGGCAGACTCTCGTCATGGGCCACCCGCCGGATGCGGCCCTCATCCCGCGCCCTCGCCATCTGCTCGGCGTAGTACGCGCCCCCAACGCTTGCCCGGAAGGCCTCTTCCGGCGTACTCGGATACTCGCGGGTCATCAGGTCACCGAGACCGCCCGGCCCGTCCCGCATCTGCACGTACCACGCCCGCTGACCGGGGCTTAGCGTCACGCCCAATCGCCGCTCCAGGTCGTCGAAGTAGTCGTTGTCCTTGTCGGCGATTCGCACGTGTTCGGCTTCCGCGTCCGCCAGCGCGTAGGTGGGCTCGTGAAACCAAGGGCAGAAATGAAAGCGGAACTCCAGCGGGTTCAGCTCCCGGCCCCCGGCCTTGGCCTCGGCCGTCAGCTCTTGCGCCCGTTGACACAACTCGTAGAAATCGCCCATCCGGCCCTCGGCGGTGCTCTCGATGAAGACGACGGCGTTTTGGTGACACGCAGGTAGCGTGCCCGTGCGTATCTCCTGTGCTTTCTCCGGCCAGCGCGCGCAAATCTTGCCGTGCTCGCTAACGTGCAGTAGCTGGATCGTGTCCGACCGCATCGACAAACCAACCCGTATGTTGCTGCCGTTGCCCAAGACCAACTGGCTGGCGTCACACTTGACCGCCGGGACGGCCCGGCGCAAGGCTTCCGGCAGATGCTCGTAGGGGAACTTGATCTTTGCCGCAAAAATGCGCTGCACATCCTCGATGCGGTGGGCGATGATGCCCGCAGTGAGATTCGGGTTGAACAAACACTGGTCCAAGATGAACAGGTCGATGACCGTCGTGTAGCCCCGTTGTCGGGCCTTCAGGATGACGTTTCGGTGGTGCAAGTCCTCGGCAATCAACCGGCGCTGGTCGTCGTTCATCCGAAACGGAATCTGCCGACCGTCGGCATCGACGATGTAGTAGAGGTGGTCCAGCCGCCACGCCGGATCACTCCACTGAGCCAGAATCTCCGCGTTCAGCTTCGTCATGGCTCGGCTCCATCCGCACCTTCACGTCCCCCGTCGGCGTGTGTCGAATCCGCAGCGTCACCGTCCGGCCGATCAGCAACAGCCGGACCATCGTCTGTCTGTCCGCGTCGCTCAACAGCACGCCGAACGGCGCTTGCATGGCCTCCGCTATGTCCATGAATGGCTTCCAAGAATGCGGCCAGCGTATCCTCGCCGAGGTCCACCTGTTGGTCTTTCGGCCAGCGCTTCGGGGCACGGTTGCTCAGCACGTACTTGATCGCCGCCGGATCGGGCGGGATGTGCTTTTTCACCCGCCGCACCTCTACGATTTTTCCGCCCGGTCCCGGTGCCGACGTCACCTCGTCGTACTCGTAGCCGGCCGCGCGTTTCTCGAGCCCCACCTCGGCGGCTCGCGTCATCCGCGCGTCACGCACTCGCTGGCCGAGTTTCTCGCCGGACTCGTACCAACTCTTAAACTCCGGATACTCCGCGATCCACCGCCAGAATGTCGCCTCACCGATACGCAGTATCTGGCAGATGGCAGGCAGATTATCGCCGCGCCGGGCCAGGTCGTGGACGATAGGCCCGTACTCCCATTTATACTCTCGCGGTCGGCCGCCTTTGCCCCGTTTTCGCGGTTCTTTCATATACTCAATACTACGTTATTTCGGCCGATTTCGCCAACTATCTGCTGAATAATATTCATATCCCGACGTTCCCCACCGCCTAAAAAAATTGCAAAAATTGAAAAAAACCATTGAACCACCCCGGCACAGTGTCGTAGAGTATTGTAGACGCGGATAACTGGTCCCCCGGAAAGGAAGGCATGAAGGAAAGAAGAAACCAATGAACACGCGCGAAAAGATCGAGCAAATCGAACAGGCCCTACGCTCCGCCGCAGCGCGCAAGATAGCGACGGACGACAGCGCGAGCGTGACCTTCACGGACGCGTGCCAATTCTGGAGTATCGACCCCGCAAGGGTCAAGCCGCTCCAATTGCACGAGCGGTTCGTGACCCTCGAGGCTCTCTTCAACGAACAATTCCCCCACTTTCGGCAATCCGATATGGCCCACTTGCGGCGGACGCATCGACGTTTGCAGCGGCACTTCGCGAAAGAATTGTCATTCGAGTAGTCGAGGATTTCAGCTCGCAAGCGCTGCGACCAGCGGGGTTTGCGTGCCCCTCATAACGAAAGGAAAGGACAATGCACACAAAACAGAAAGGAGGATGAAAACACCATGTTTCGTCGAAACCAGTACCACAGCGTCCGACGCCAGACCGAACGGGCCATCCGCATGGCTCAGGCCCACGGGGCCGACGTGCGCAACATCTGTCACTTCAGCGCGAGCAGCTACTTCACCGTATACACCAACGATGAAGTGATCGAGGTGAGAGTCTCGGGCCATGAACCCAACTATGCCGCGACCGACGACCGCGACTACATGTTGTATGTTGGCGGGCCCTGGTGCCCTTCCGGCGACGACACCGAGGCGTTCCGCGAATGGTGCCGGTTTCTCCAGCGCAAGACGGGCAACCCTATGCCTTCGCGCGTCAAGGCATTCTTCACACGACGCGAGCGGCGTCGGCTCTGAAATATCAAATCTCACAAAGGAGCAATCATGGCAACCGATCTACGACAAATCATCCGCGACGGTCTGGCCGCCCGTGAGTGGACCGTTCCGCGATTGGCCCGTGAATGCATCCGGGCCGGTCACGACGTGTGCCACGATACGATCTATCGGTACCTCGCGGGCCGCACCCAGATCGGGGCCGATACGCTCGAGGTGATCTTGGGCGTACTCGGCATCACGATGAGCGATCATCGCGAGCAAAGCTGATATGGAAAGGAGGCCGCAATGTACCCGTTTCCGAGTTGGTATGAGAACGAGGAAATCGGGGAGGTTCTGTTCCTAACCGATAGCGAGACCACCAAGAAACTCCGAATCAGCCCCCATCTGACGTGGGAGGACATGATCGGCCATGGGGCCATTCAGCGCATCTACCCGGAGGCGATTCCCGGTGCAACCGCCAAGGGAGGCTTTCCGTGCCCGCCCGAGATCGCGAAAGAAATCATGCGAGGCCACATGAATCGCCTAATGCGGGCGGCAGGCTATCTGCGGCTCTACATCGATGACCAGGGCCAATTACACCGGACCGACGGACCGGCGATCGTACGGCGGGACGGTGGGCGCGAATGGTATCGGAAGGGGCATCGGCATAGGGACGATGGACCCGCCATCGAATGGGCCGATGGCCGCCGGGAATGGTTCCGTCATGGTGTCCCGCATCGTGACGACGGCCCCGCGATGGAGTGGCCCAGCGGCTACCAAGCGTGGTATCGGGATGGGAAACTCCATCGTGACGACGGTCCTGCCATCATCGGCGCGAACGGCGACCGAGAATGGTATCGGAATGGCCGACTCCATCGCGAGGATGGTCCCGCCATCATCAGGGCCAACGGCCGCCGGGAATGGTATCGCGACGGCATACCATGCCGCGCGCGTTTTCCCGCGATACCCCCCGCGATACCCCCCGCTATGCGCCCTTGACAGCCCTAGACTTCGGGATCGTCATCGTCCGCCCAGTTTCCGCCAAGGGCAAGCCCCAGTATCTGAGCGGCCTGCTCTATATCCAGATCGGTCCAAACGTAGGCCCGGCCGAACCGCTGGGGAGGCGCGGGAATGCGCCGGTCAAAGATCGCATTCAGCAAAGTAGAAGGCCGTGTTCCCAACTTGGCCGCCGCCTCAACTGTGGTGTAGCTGCTCATACGAATCTCCTTCAAGTAGTTCGAATCTCCTTCAAGTCGTTTCCACCCTTGGGCAAGCGGACACGTTCCGGACACGGATTTTGCGTGAAAACCGCCTTGGCGGGGCCAAGAACGCGGAAAATTTTTTTGCCCATGTCCCGGAGGTGTCCCCTTTTGTCCGGATGGTGTCCGGGGGGTGTCCGCATCCGGACAATCAGCAGCTTCCGATGGTCTGTGGGGTCCAGGTGTTGCACCAAAAAAGGGCCCCCGGCAAGAGGGGGCCCTGGAAAGGAGAAAACCAACGCGAGAGCGTCGGGGATCATCGGCTACGATTTAGCACCACTTGCAGCCGCCTATACGTATACAAGTCCACACGATGTTCACCCGGCCTCTCCAACCGAGATTGCGACGCCTGGGCCCAGCCACAGAGCGCCGCCAACCTGGTCTGGCTCAGACCGGCCTTCTCGCGAGCCTGGGCCACGTCGTCGCCCTGGATCAACACATGAACGTCCTGGACATAGGTGGCTGGAATATGGATCATTCGATCTGCCGCACTCTCAATTCATCGACCAGGTCCCGGGTCTGTGGAGTCTGCGTGACCTTCAGCGTGTTCTTGACCACCGTCGCCTCGCTCTCATCCAACGCATTGAGAGCCGCATCCACGCCGCGAACCACCTGCTTGAACGCCTCGCCGACCGGCTGATCTTTCTTAGCTTGTCGTTTCTGGCCGGCGACCACGCCCCCAATCCCGGCGGCCAGGGCTCCGGCAAGCGTCACCCACCAGCCCGCGATGCCAGGAATCTGCATGCCGATCTGGCGGGCGGTCTCACCGATTACTACCAACTCATCGCTCCAATCGGGCGAGGGGCTGGCGAGCACCTCCGCAATCTTCACCTGGATCGCCGCAGCAGCCCGGTCCGCCTGGTCTTTATACGCGGTCACCTCATCAAGCCGGGCCTCGAGCTCGGCAATCCGAGCCTCCAGGGCCGCGCGCTGTTCGGCCGACAAGTCATACTCGGCCAGACCGGCCCGGGCCTGAGCCAGGATGGGTCGCAATTCATCAATCGCCGCCGTCGCCTGTTGGCTGATGGTTTGCGTCTGCGTCAGCAACTGCTGATACGCCTCGATCCGCTCTTGGCTGTTCTCGCACCCGGGCAGGAATATCAAAAAGCAAAGAGCAAAGAGCAAACATGTTTGATTTTTCATCTTTGCTTTTTCCTTTTTGATTTTTGATTTTTCCTTGGCGGTCGTCCCGTGGCCAAGGCCTGGCCCGTGACGGCTTGAGCGATCCGCGCCGCCCTGGCCTTGCTCTTGCCCTGCCGTCGCAGGGCCTCGTAGACCCGATGTACCTTCGTTCCCCGTGGCATGATCGTGCTCCTCAAAAATCCAAGGAAAGGGCGGCCGACACACAGCAACCGCCCTCGCCCG